GTGGAGGAGCACTTCCTATAGGAACACCTGACCTTGCACCTCCTACGGATCAAGCAATTGCACCTGTTGCACCTGTTGGTGGTGGTTTAGGAGTCTCTAATTTCTAAATAATAGAGCCTTACTCTATTATCATGGCTAAAGAAGAAATAAAAGAAGAAGTAGTAGTAGAAGAACCCAAAGAAGAAAAGAAAGGGTTGTTTCAAAAAGCAAAGGATGCTATACTACCAGATGCCGACGAACAGGCAGCAATCATCTCAACTTTTGTGAGAATTACCGTTCTTGCCTGGTCGGGTGGAATATTGACATTAAATTATGTGGCGATTCCAGGTGTACCACAACAAAAAATAGATCCAACATTTATCGCTTCGGTTTTTACAGGAGTTTTAGCTAGCTTCGGAATTCAAACTGCTAGTAAGAAAGGTGACGGCACTATGAAGATGGATAAGAATGGTAATGCCGTTAATGGTAATGGTGGAGGTGGTGGCATCAGTAAGAAAGATCTTGAGTTACTGATTGAGAAAGCATCACAGACTGGTCCTACTCAAACAATTAGAATTGAGCAAGCACCTATCAAGATCAGTACTGATACACCATCAGACGAAACATTTAAAATGTAGGAGGTAAACTATGTCTTGTAACGATCACGAGAAAATGAATCCAGTGACACATGCTTTATACCATGTGAAGGAATGGGATAAGAAAATGGCAAAGAAGATTCAGGACAAGTTTAAGTTGACTGATTATCAAATGCTTTGTCTTGCCTTTGCTAAAGGATTTGTTATAGGTGCAATTCTTTTATGACACAATCACTCAAGTGGGTCTTTCGACTCATCTTTATTGTGGTTGGATTTGAGTTAGCAATAGTATCTTCTACTATTGCAGGTTGCTTTGTTACTGATAAGTGTAGTCAAGAAACTAGAGATAGTATTGAACGCACTATGAATGGATTAGCAACTAAAGCATTTGCATTGTATGCTGCTGAGAAAGCAGGTCAAGCAAATGAGAAGAAGAATGTATGTCCTAAGTGTGGTGAATAGTGGAACTAACTGAAGATAATGTAATGAAGGTTCTCGAAGACCTTATACCTTACATTGAGGCAGATGGGGGGTGGTTGGAGTTTGTAGAGATTGAAGAAGAAACAAACTTTGTTAAGGTTAGATTAGGTGGTGCGTGTTCTACTTGTGCGATGAGTGCTATGACATTGAAGCAAGGTATAGAAAAGAAAGTTATGAGTGAGATTCCTGATTGCTATGGAGTTATTCAGGTTCTCTAACAGAGTCAGTAAGTCCACACACAAATAGGTAATAATTACTACTGTATGCTATAAATAAGTGCAGTATGGGATTGAATAGATCATGCCCCTAACGCAACAAAGACATTACACGGTTGGTTATCACGATAATCAAAATCATAAAGTTGAGATTTGTGAGTATGCGATAGACGCATATCAAGCAATACAAAACGCAAAGGAGGATGTTCCAGGTTTATCTGAGCATCCTCATTCTTGTGAGTACTGCATTTTGGAGAAGTAGTGATGACTAGCATAACAAAGAATAAGCACGAGATTATGTGGTGGATGAGCAGACTAACAGTGATGGGAACTTCTTTATCATTAGCAACATGGCTTGCAGCACAAGCATATGTTTGATATAATATAATTAAAAGTGTAATAAATTATGGCTTGGGATGATCCACTTGACTTTAAGAAGGAAGGTATTGTATTAGATTACAAGACTGCTGGTGTTGATATAGATGCTGGTAATAAGTTCGTTGAAGATCTTAAGAATAAAGTTCCTGCCCTTGGTGGATTTGGTGGAATGATAAAGGTTCCCGTAGGATACGAGGAACCTATTTTAGTATCTGGTGCTGATGGTGTTGGAACTAAACTAAGCATATGTACAGTTGCTAATGACTTTACAACCATAGGACAAGACTTAGTTGCTATGTGTGTCAACGATGTGATTACATGTGGTGCTAATCCTTTATATTTTCTAGATTATATTTCTACTCAAAGGGTAGATGGTAACGTAGCAGATATTATGGTAGGAGTTCTGAAGGGATGTGAGATAGCAGGTATGGATCTTCTAGGAGGAGAGACTGCTGAACATCCAAGACAACTTCATTATGATATGGGAGGATTTTGTACAGGTATAGTAGATAAGAAAGATATTGTAGATGGGAAAAGTATTAAACCAAGTGATAGAGTTATTGGATTAGCAAGTAGTGGACTTCATAGTAATGGATATAGTATTGTTAATTATTTGTTGACCAGACATCAGATATTTTATGCTGATCACCCTGAGTTACTTACTCCAACTACAATCTATGCACCTGTTGTCAAGAGATTGTTAAGTGAGATAGATGAAGTATATGGTATGGCACATATTACAGGTGGTGGTATTCCAGAGAATTTACCACGTTGTCTACCCAAAGGATTGACTGCTCGTGTAGATTATGATGCATGGCCACTACCAGAGATCTTTAAGAAGATCCAACTGAAGGGTAATGTGGATAAGGAAGAGATGAAGAGAGTATTTAATTTAGGTATTGGATATTGTGTAGTAGTACCTGCTAATCGTTTGGAACTTACTATGGATATAATTAGAGATGAAGGTATAAATTGTTGGGAGATTGGTGAAGTTTATGAGTCATCCTAAAGGTTATACTCAGGAGATGATCAAGGAGATACTAGGTACTGCTTGGTTGGATAAAGATAATATATCTGAGTCTGGTAATCAAATTAGAAGAAGAAAGGGTAATGAGATGAGAGCAGGGTTGAGACCCTATCCAAAGTACCCATCAAAGGAGTCAAGGATAGCAGACACTTCAGGTAAGTTTGATGAGAATGGACAATACATTTACCCTGAAGGTAGTGGGTTTAATTATATGGATAGATTAGATCCTAATTCTGAATGGGGTGGTAAAGTATCGTGAGTGAAGTAGTTCATAGTGTAAATATTATGATAGCTATACTTTTGGTTGGAGTATGTGTTACAATATACTGGGTATTTAAATATGATGATTGGAATCCTAATCCCATTACTACTGAGCACACCAGTGCAAGCATTTCCGACAGCAGGGGAGATGGTGCAGAAGATGAGGGAACATCAGTCTGAACAAAACCAAACTCCAGCAGAAGATTCTATAAATAGTGCGATAGAAGATCTATGGGAGGAAGAAGATGGGAGAAATGACACCCCCAAGCAGGAAGAGTTGTTACAACTTCCGAGTGGTGAAGATAGACAAGGTAGTGGACGGGGACACGATAGATGTCACCATCGATCTTGGATTCGATTTATACAAGAAAGAACGGGTAAGAATTGCAGGAGTTGATACTCCAGAGAAGAGGACTAGAGATTTAGAAGAGAAGGCATTGGGACTTGATGCTACTTATTGGATGAAAAAACAACTTGAGGATACTATTGCAGGTGATGAAGAACTCATTATTAGAACTGAACTTAAGGGTGGCACTGGGAAGTATGGTAGGCTTCTTGGTTGGTTGTATGTTGGCGAGGATAATGTTTCCTTAAATGAACAAATGATTACTGAAGGTTATGCATGGAGTTATGATGGCGGCACTAAACAGAAAAATTTTGAGAGCCTACGTGAAATTAGGCGTTCGTTTGGGACATTGGAGGAGTCTTGATCAGACCTATATAGATTCACATGGCAAAACAGGCAGACGTGTATACGCTGACTGGTCTATACCAACTGAGGAATATTAAAATGGAACCAACAGAAAAAGAGGTAGCAGAAGCTCAGATGAATGATGTGTTTCCAGCACTTGCACGTCTTGAAAAATCTGTATCTGATAATAAAGAGTCTATTCAAGAACTCTTTAGTGATAATTCTCTTGCTGAAGAAATTGATAAAATTAAAACAGCACTTATAAAACATGGTATTCTGACACCCTAATGGACTTACAAAAAGTAGCATCTGTCACAACAGCAACAGCAGTTCTTGGAACTGGTGCATTTGTTGGTGGCAATCATCAGATAGATAAGATGAATGGTGGTCCACAGAAGAGACAGGATGCTCAGATAGAACAGATAAGACAGGTAGTAAGAGAAGAAGTCTATATACAAATGGTTAATGCTTGGCCTAAGACTTCTGGACCTGTTAAGGGTCTTGTAGTTCCAAAGCAGGATTATAGACAGGAGGTTCCTAAATGATTTTTTTAATGTTATCTGATGCTGCTAAAGCATATAATGATATCTCATGGGCAGATGCTATACCATTTCTTGCTCTTATTATTGGTCTCTATTGGGTTAAAGTTAAGATAGATGCTAGAGCAGGTCTTGGTAAAAAGAAATTGAGACAATTAAAGACAGTTATTAAAGAAGCAATTCAAGAAACCAAATAATGATTCCTGATATTCCTGTTGTTGGTGGTGGTGATAATATACCTTTCATACAGGTTAATGGTACTGGAGTAAAATTAATACAAACAATTAGACCAACAAACACAAATATAAAACCTATTGGTGTAGGAGCTATTTCTGATGCTAGAGTGTGGGTGATTCAACCTCCAGCAGTAAATAATTTAACTGTTCCTGTTACTACAGTTGTAGGTACTCCTATAGTTAATATGCCAGGTTGCGTCAAGGTTCATAAGGAGAACGCAAAGAATCCAAAGAATAGAAATAAGATGCTGGTCGATGATGACCCTAAAGGTAATACAGTATTGTGTGATGCTGGTGCTCCTTATTACCAACCAGCAGATTATGACTATAGAGGACTAAGTTGGCAGACTGTATATTCAGATTCGGAAGAAGCACCTGAAGGCATTGATACTGGAGAACCCCCTACACCTGAAGTACCAGATGCTCCACCAGCACCTGAAACACCAGGAGAAACTGCTGGAAATGTAGAGTGTCCTCCACCTAATGCTAGACGTATAGGTGATAGGAATCAGAAGGGTGATGAGCAAGTTAAAGAATATAAACTAACACCTGACGGTAAAATCTGTGAGACCATTTGGGAACCAGTACCAGCAGTTGAACAATACTTACCATCAATAGGTGTTGTAACAACTACGGCAACGATTGCTACTGTTGCGACTGCATCTGCCCTATTTGCCAAACCCCTAGCAGATCTGATCCTGAAGGCTGTGAAGCCTGTGATAAAGAAGGTGATTGGGAAGGTTCAGAAGATGATGGGGAAGACTCCATACCGCCCAACTCAATCTGAGGTTCAGACGAATCAGTATCGAGAGAAGAAGGGTTTACCTTTATTGAAGTTTGGTCAGAAGAAGGTTGTAGAGAAGAAGAAGGATTAGTCCAACTAGGTTGTGGTATCTGGTGTTCATGTGGCATTATCTTTCCACCAGGTGCAGTAACAACTACGTCAGCACATACACTAAAGTATGGTGACTTGGGATGGAACATTATACCAGCCTTTTTAAGTTCACCACAATTTTTAAGACGAGCGATCTCAAAGTCTAATCTTTTATTAGCAACTGCTTGAGCAACTAGGTCATTTTGATTTGCTGCTGCTTCATGACACTGCCTCATTAGTTTTCTATTCAGTGGTATTGAAAGTGTTGCAGAAAGGCCAGCATTGAATGACTGGTTTGCCCTCATGTCAGTACGCACTGGTTTGTACCATGATGGTGTCATCTCTCCACCAGTATCTACTATATCTGGTACACCATTAGGACTGTCTATATCTTGGATGATACTAATATCTGATCCATCAGGGAACCAACGGATTGTTTCTCCAGCAGTATTACCATCAGTTCCATCAGACACATATGTTCTATCATCATACCAAGTTTCCCAAGGATAGTTCTTAACGGTAACATAGGTAGGAACCATCTTACCTGTAGCATCAGTCGTATTATATTGTGGTTCGTTATAAAAATCTTCCCAAGGATCCTTTCTAGTATCTGCGAACTGTAGGTATGGTGTAAGGTTAAACGTAGCACCTTGACACTGCACACCACCACCATAGGTGTTAGTTATGTACGGACCTTGTAAAACTTGTATTGCCTGGTTCGTGACTG